GGGAACACAAACAACAAACAATCACAACTGATTTCAACAATCATATTCAACGGGCATATCCTCCCACACATCCCGGAATTTCTGCGGTGAATTGACCAATGTGGCAAGAGCGTCCAACATGGAACGCGCAGCATCAACGGACAACAAGTATCGGGCCGCCACCTTGGCCGCGATGTGATGGCGGGCGGACAACTTCAAATACGATCGCATCGCATCCGTGAAACTCACGTGTCTAGCCCCCCAATCCACGTCACCATCACTGGCTATCATCATCGACATGCGTTCGACCCTCTTGATTGGGTCGGGTAATAACAATGATTTCTCTCTAGCGGTGTCAATCGCCACAAAGTTAGAGGCAAAGTACGGCGCATCTGTGATGTAGAACTTGGCCAGCAAGTTGAAGATCTCAGACAGGCGACGGACCGCCACTTCATCCACAGCGAAGGGCGCCCGTACACAGGCGAGCGAATCATCCCCCATACACACCAACCAAGCTATATCCATGCCTTGGTACGCATATACGACACTGACCATGTTGAGTAGTCCGTTGCCCAAGGCTGTCGTGGCATCTCCGGATTTTCTCTGGTACATGACATGCAGAGACAGCCCGGTCGTAAACGAACGCAGATGACAGGTTTCATGACCTTCAAACCATTGCAAAAGCGCTGCTTCGCTCAATCCAAGTTGCCCAAATATGTAGGCTTCCAGACGAAAGACGAAACCCCCTTGGGATTTATCGAATTTACTGAAGTCGTTTTCAAGATAACGCACATTCTGGCCGAAAGGCTGGTAAGCATCAATCAACTGAGTGATGTCTTTTGGATCCTTCAGCAACAACAGCAAGAAATTCGGCTTCAAAAGCGACAGAAGTCGACGTACAATGACCCGGAAAATTGCGCTAAACATGGCTGACATAGCCTTCTTGTGATAAACAATCACTTGAGGTTCGGTCACGTTCAGCAATGGTTTCTGCGATAACGTGGGCTTCGCATCTGCTTTCAACATCACGACGTAATCGTCCACAGATTGCTGCTCCAAAGGCAACATTTCTTCGCGTAGTTCGCGTATGGCCGCCTCGACTTTGCCGGTTTGCGCTTGTTTTACCCAATCCGTCAAGGCTTCAGCGCCCATGGCCAAGGGATCTCGCTGGTACAATGCCAGCTTTTCATCCACGTCGGCAACGCATGCCACGCGTTTGAACGTCTCGAAAATCTCAACGATCAAGGGCTCTTCATCCTGCGGTAACGCGACCACCGGAGCATTCAAATTACGTGCCACTACGGCACTAAGCAACTCCATCACGGACTCCGGCCGCATCGGAACGTTCAACGCGAGCAACCTGCTGACGTAATACAAACGGGGCTTTGGTGGTAATCCAAAGTACCCAGGCAATTTCAGGTAAACCGCCGACAACGATATATCCTGGTCGTCCAAGGCTCGGCTGGCCACATCGTACACGATATCCGCCACCGCCAACCCCGGCAGTGCCTCATTGTACGCAGTGTTCAAAACTTGCACAGGGTCCTCCACACATGGATCCTCATCTGCTTCCGGCTCCACATCACGACGCAGTGCAACCGTTTGCTCCAAATGGTGACGGTGATCGCGTTCAAAATCTAGCGGATTCAACGACGAAACGAGACCGACAAAATCGGTCACCAATTTCTTGAGTTCCTCGGGCCGTAGGCTCTGGGTAATGCCACGAACCCGCGTGCTCACCACGTCGGTGGATTCGCGCACCACACGCACCACGTTGTCTTGCATGTCCGCGTACGCAGCACTCCAAAAATTTCGACTCGTGCGCTCATTGAGCTCTGCAATCTCTCTGTAGCCTAGCTTCAAGAGAATGCCGCCCGCTTCGACGCGATTGCGCCTCCAGATGGAATCAACAACCTCCAATGGCACGTATTCGGGAACCGGCTGAAATTCCACCCGCATTTTCCCCGCGCGTCCGGTGATGTAGTCAGCGAACTTGTACGCCATATCAGCGAATCCGTCAACGGTACGCCCAACCGTGGCATCCCACCCGGAACGCATCACGTATTGGGCAACCATGGCCATTCGGCCAAACTTGGTCGCATCGGCAAATTGCCGCACGGCCTTCAAATGAGCCATAAGCTCAGTGGTCAGGCGCGACGCTTCATAGCGGTCGACGAAAGCCCGTACCATAACGGCATTGATCAAGCTTTCTTCCTGTTGCGACGACATCATTGCATGCACTTCCACCGAGGTGCCCTGCACCACCACTCTGGCAACAATGGCCTTAATGCGCGTACGCACAGTGTGTCTGGTGAGCTTTCCTTGCTCCACCGACATGGCGTACTCGTACGCTTTGTTCACGACGCGAGATTCCACCAAAAACACTTCCCGCTCCCATGAGGCAGCCACTCCCGGATCGGCTATCAGGTCGCGCAGGCGCCAGGAGCTCACCACAGTCATGGGCTCCGGCAGAGCCAACTCCAGCGCATGCTGCACTGGCCCACTGTCCTCAATAACTGAAGCCGCATCAGCGCGTACCACACGAAAGAAAAGGAAACACTCCACGGTACGCGCCAGCTCCACGTGAAACCGCGCTCCCGAACCACGCCGACAAGCAGTGAACGAATGACCGACCAACCACTGCACCCAGTCCGCTACGTCGTACTCAGCCACGGCACATTCACCCTCAGGGTACCGAAAAGAGATCGTTTTCTCTCCCCTCGAATAATGAATGCCCATCCCTGGCAACTCGCCCTCAGCGTGTATCAGCATCATGGGATGGTATATAACCACCCCTTCCGCAAAGCGCGCCCCGTGCTGCATCATCTTAGCGGCCAACATCCGCGGACCCATAGACACCAAGGTGAGATCGAAGACAGCGCCTGTGCAGGCGTGGGTGCACGAATAAGCATCTTGACAAGCCACAAAAGCCTCCTGGTTGATGAAGCTCCGGTACTGATCGTGGTGAAGCACCACACCCGTGTCCTTCGCAACCAGATCCGCCTCGGGATACAACCTGATGATGTCTACCGCGTCAGCATGCAGTTCCTGCAATGACGGAACGCATCCCGGCACCGCTTCGACATGCACCTCTCGATTGCCACGGGCCATGTGCTCAGATGGCAGGCCCCCGAAATGCAGAATATCGTCGGCTAGTTCGCCGATGCGCTCCAGCATCAATTCATTGGCCAACCGCCGTGCAACAGAGAAATAAGCATGCACCGGACGATTCAACGGCCGCGTGACAATGGTGAACTCCGAGTAACTGCGGGTCAAGCGAGCCACCTCGTCCACCTGCAGGGCCGTCGTAATCAAAACTTTACGCCGCTTGTCGGCGTCTCGATTGTACTGCGCGGAAATCGCCGCCACCTCTTCCATCAACACGGAAGAAAACTGTAAGTAAATCGGATGGTTGATCGACAGCACTCGATTGGCGTCAATCATTTCCGAAATTGAAGAACGAGCGTCAGGCTCGCTAGCCATCGAAGGCACTCGCATGGCGTCCATGGCGAATATTCGATGTTGTCAAAGTTATGGTATGGTATGGTTAGTTTGGGTGTGTTATTTTTGAGTGACA